AGTTCTACACTGAAGACGCTGGTTATCAGTTGGCCCTAAAGGTTGACACTGACCTGATGAACGCTGCTACTGGCTTCGGTGACGGAACTAAGACGTTTGCTCCTGCAAACACTGGTGCTGACTGGGTTGCTTCTAACACCTACTACAGCAATGCCGCTCTTGGCATCGCCGCTTATGCTGTTGACACGGTAACGTCTGGTGATAACTTCACTGATCTTGCTTTCCGACAGCTAATCAAAGAAATGGATGACGCTGACGTACCTATGGAGAATCGTGCTCTTATCGTTCCTCCTGCGGCTCGTTCAACGATCATGGGCATTGACCGTTACGTGTCTTCGGACTTTGTAGGTGGTCGTGGTGTTGAGTCAGGGTTGATCGGAAACCTTTACGGAGTAGACGTATACGTTTCTTCTAACTGTCCTGTCATTGAAGTAGCTGCTCAAAACACTGCTTCAACTGCCGATACTCGTGGTTGTTTGTTCTTCCACAAGGATGCTGTTGTTCACGCAGAGCAAATGGCTGTACGCTCACAGACTCAGTACAAGCAAGAGTACCTGTCTACTCTGTACACTGCTGACACCCTCTACGGTGTTGAAGTGTATCGACCAGAAGCAGGTTTCGTACTCGCTATCTGTGACGAGTAAGCTATAAAGTAAGTCTGGGGCGAACGGTTTTCTTAGTAGCCCCTTTTCTTTTTTTTGTTTTTGTAGGAGCAGTTGATGCCAATTTACAGAGGCGCTGGTGGCTCAGGCGAATCCAATCAAAATGTTTACGCATCTGATATTACGCAAGCCGCTATAACTGCGTCCACAAAAGCCGACGAAGCTGCTGACAGTGCAGCCGCTGCTGCTGCATCCGCCGCGTCTATTCTTAGTGAGGGAGGCTATCTCACTCAAGACGATGGCGACCTTCGTTACGAGCCACTAATCTTAGAAGCAAATCGACAGACATTTTATAGACAAGCTGCACAACCATCAGGGCATATTTACCGCGAAGGTGATATGTGGTATGAGACAGATACTGAAACCTTGTATTTTTACAGAGAAGTTTCTGTTGGGGTATATAATTGGGTTCCCTTATCTACGGGAACAGATGATTCTGACACACTAGACGGAGGTGCCTACTAATGGCCCAGACAATTAAAATCAAGCGCAGTACCGGATCGTCTGCGCCAGCAACTTTAGCACAAGGCGAGCTAGCCTACTCAAAAGGCTCTGACACGCTTTACGTAGGAGACCCTGCGGCGGCAAATACGCCTATCGCGGTAGGTGGAGCAATTAAAAATAACGCTGGCTCACCAGTTTTAGCGACTGGCGTGACGGCCACAGAGATTCAGCAGTTATTGAATCTTGAGGTTGGCGTTGATATTGATGCGGCGGGAACTGACAATTCTACAAATGTCACTCTAGCTGGTACTCCCGACTACATTACGATTAGTGGCCAGACCATCACGCGAAACTTAATCAATCTAACGACTGATGTAACTGGCGACCTTCCTATTGCTGAGGGCGGTACGGGAGCTTCCACTGCGGAGGCCGCTCGTACTAACTTGGGTGTTGATGCCGCTGGAACGGATAACTCTACTGATGTCACTCTAGCCGGAACTCCTGATTACATTACTATCAGCGGTCAAACCATTACCCGTAATCAAATCAACCTGACAACAGACGTCACAGGCGATTTGCCTATTGCCGATGGTGGAACAGGCTCATCAACAGCGTCAGGCGCTCGCTCAAACCTTGGCCTTGGGGCGCTTGCAACTCTTAGTGCTGTGGGCGCATCTGAGATTACTGATAATTCAGTAGGTGCCGCAGAGCTTAATGTGTCAGGAAACGGCACTTCAGGGCAGGCGCTTGTCTCTGATGGAGATGGCACTTTTTCGTGGACTACAATTTCTGTCACTGACAATGATGTCAGCGTTGCTAACTTGCAGACTCGCCTTGGTGAAATAAGTAGTAACACTACAATTGGTGATGCTACAGATGTAACCATCACAACTTCAGGCGATTTGGTTGTTACCGGCGACTTAACAGTTAGCGGCACAACCACAACGGTTAATTCTGAAACCCTTACTGTTGACGACAACATCGTTGTTTTAAACAACAACGTCACGGGAACGCCAACAGAAAACGCCGGTATTGAGATTGAGCGGGGCACCAGTGCAAACGTACTTGTTCGCTGGAATGAAAGCAGTGATCGCTGGGAGTTTACCAACAACGGAACCAACTACTACAACATTCCGCTTAGTACAGAGTACACGAACAACGCGGGAACGGTAACAAGCGTTAGTGGCACTGGTACAGTCAATGGCATTAGCCTGTCAGGAACGGTAACAAGCTCCGGCAGTTTGACGCTAGGCGGCACGTTGAGCGGAATTACTGTATCTCAACTTGCAGGTGCGGCGGTTCAAACTTCTGGCGAAGGCTTTAGTGATATTGATACTGCTTTGATGACGGCGGCGGCAATTGAAGATCGCATTCTTAGCAAAGGCTACACCACTAATGTTGGCGACATAACCTCTGTACAAATCTCGTCAACTGACGGCAGTATTTCAGGCGTTGGCACTGGCTCTACTGGCGCTATTTCGTTTGATTTAGAAGTTGCAACCATTGACGGCGGAACTTACTAAACTATGGCACAAACCATAAAGTTAAAGCGCGGAACTACTACCCCCACCACAAGTAACATTGTGAGTGGGGAGGTAGCTGTAGATACTTCTGCCCAAAAACTTTACATAAATGACGGCGGAACGGTTAAAGAAATTGCTGGAAACGGCGTCTTTCCTTCAATTAGTGATTCTGGCACAGCAAGCTCTATTACAATAAGCTCAGCCAACGCAGTTAGATTTCATGCGGGATTAAGAGAACAGCAATATGAGCTTACTGGTACAGTCCTGAATCCTGATAACGGCTCCATTCAATTTAAGACTTTAACTGCAAATACTACGTTTACGGAATCTTTTGACAACGGTAATTTTATTACTCTTATGATTGATGATGGTTCTGGGTATACGATTACTTGGCCCACTATATCTTGGGTCGGCGGTTCTGCTCCAACATTAGAAACAACAGGCTATAACATTATTGAGTTATGGCAACAGGGTGGCACTTTATACGGTGCATTTGTGGGTGCTGCTTAATGTTAAGAAGCGCGATGCTTCGGGCCGCAAGTAATGCTGGTGCCGAAATTGAATTTGTTGGAGCAACCTCTAATAATGGCGCATCTAGTTTGTCGCTTAGTGGTTTAGGCTTACAGCAAGGCGACTTGGTTGTGGCTGTGACATCAACAACTGTTGGGAGCTATTCTTTTTCTAGCTCTGGCTGGACAGGAGTTAACAGTAATTTCCCAACCAGAGATAGGACTAACAGCATATCATACACTGTTTGTTATAAAGAAATGGGGGCAACTCCTGATACTTCTTTTGCTTTAAACGCAACCGTAGACTTTCTTGGGGCAATAGCCTTTAGAAATGCACAATGGGCTAGTATTACAAGTGAGGCCAGTGGAACCACAATATCAAGTCTTGCTGCTTTGCCTGACTTAACAATAAGTACCGACGGCAGTGCGGCGATTTACCTTGCAATGCTAGACGATGACAATTCAATAGTTACTGTAACCCCACAAAATTACACCTTGGCAACAAGTGATGGTCAAACAGGAGGTTCAGGTGCAATTTTTTATAGATTGGATTTATCGTCAGGCACAGAAGACCCTTTTTCAGTGCGATGGAGTAGTAACGATGCGTATTTAAACATTGGCTTAGTTTTAGAACCGGTCTAGGAAATAAATTATGGCGATTATTAAAGTAGATCAAGGGGTGCCTACGGCGTACAGCCTTAAACAACTCCGAATTGACAACCCCAATGTATCTTTTCCTTCTGATCCATCCAACGAGATTTTGTTGGAATATAACGTGTTTCCTCTTGTTGAAGGCGCTAGGCCAGACTTTGACATTGTTACGCTTGGCCCAATAGAATTAATAGACGGTGTGTGGACGCAAACCTACACGGGCAGAGATTTAACGCCTGAAGAAAAGCGCGAGGAAATGATTGTATCGCCCCGTCAGGCACGACTTGCGTTAAATGCCGCTGGCCTGTTAGCTAGTGTCAATGCGGCTATAGCTGCTATGGATGAGCCAGAAAAGACAGTTGTAACTCTTGAGTGGGAATACGCTACGGAAATACAACGTTTATCATCATGGGTGATTTCAATGGGCATTGCTTTGGGCTTAACGGAAATTGAGCTTGACAATCTTTTTATTGTTGCAAAAGACTTATAAGCAAAGAAGAAAAATGGCTAAACAAAATTCAGATCAAAGGACTAACTAATGTCTATTACATATACGATTACAACAAACTTTGGCGCTAAAGATTCACTGCCTACAGGTGACTCAAACAAAATCATCAAAGGCTCTGAGTTTACGACTGAGTTTACTGCTATTAAGTCTGCGTTTGTTTTAGCTGCTCCTGTCGCTAACCCTACGTTTACCGGGACAGCAACTATTCCTACGGCAACAATAACAACAGGAAACATAACGACAGCTAACGTAACTACCTTTACGCTAGGTGCGACTACCATTACTGCTACAGGCGCAGAACTTAACTACATGGACGGTGTTACGTCTAACGTGCAGACTCAACTAGACGCTAAAGCACCGCTGGCTAGCCCTACGTTTACTGGGACTGTTGATGTATCAGGCGCGACTCTGACATTGGCAGACAATCAAATCTCAGGTGACAAGGTTGAAGGTGGCACGATAGCTGCTACTACTATTACTGACCTAACTACTACCACAGTAAACATAGGTGACTGGGACATTAAGTTAGACGGTAGTGACCTTGTGTTTAACTACAACGGCACAGATGTATTTAAGATTACAACCGCTGGAGCGACGATTGCTCTTGATGATGTTACTGCGTTTGGAACTCCGTAATGGCAATACCAACATCTAAGCCACTTGCTATGTCTACTGTACAAACAGAGTTTGGCGGCACTAACCCTATTAACCTAAGCGAATATTACGGTTTAGGCAATGCTCCTGCGTCTGGGGAGATCACGCTGTGGGCTGACTTCAACGGTACGTCTAGTGAGGCTACGGTTACAAGCGTCAGCCAAGAGTACAACTGGTACGGTGATTCAACGCTTGCTACCGAAGACACAGCCGTTACTTCTGCTTTGACTAATGCATCTACTTCTAGTAACTACGGCGTTAACGCATACAATTTGTACAGCTACATTGATACAGGTGAGCCGTGGCTGGGCAAAACAATTCTTTCTTACAGTAACTTAAGCATCGAAACAAAACTAAATACATACAAAAACCAAGACGGATCAATCCTTGACCCCCCTATTGTAATTGCAACTACGTCTGTAGAGTACCGCGCACTAGATAACACAGGAGCAACTGTTGCAGAACTCGGAACTGACACACACACGTTTACACAGACAGCAACAACACGCACGGCAAGAGACAACGCTGATATTACTGGAGCAATGACAGACGCAGAGATTAAGACGTGGCTATCTCAGGGATGCCCGTTACGTCACCGTTATCTTGATGATGATGAATCTGACGGCGGAAATTCTGCTTCTGTTGATACGCCAGATGTTTACATTGTTAGAATCAAAGCAGACTCAATAACCTACATACCATAAGGAACAAACATGAAACACGTTTTATTTTCTTTCTTGTTTTTCAGTTGTTTTGCGTTTGCTGACACTGTAATTATTTATGACGACGGCAGCACGTATACGCTCAAGCCTTCAGAAAAAGTCTATGTAACTTCAGGCAACCTGTACAGCCGTGTTAACACGTTTCCTGCTTTGCCTAATGTTAAGCGTGATTACATTCCTGAAATAATCAGGCAGTTTCAAGAGCCGGATGACGGTGAGCAGTGTTGGCCTTGGGCTGGCGTAGCAGCGCCTGAAGGGTTTAGCTTAGATGCTTGCGTAGAAAAACAGACTTGTGAAGACGGTCTTGGTTTTGGATATGGTTGCTGAAATGGATCTGCAGCGGTTAGAACGCATAGAAGAGAAGTTAGATAAACTCTCTGAAGCGGTAACAAATATTGCTCGTGTAGAAGAAAAAATATATGCGTCTACCAAACGTGCTGATCGTCTTGAGCACCGGCTAGATATTATTGAAACGGAACTAGACGAAGTTAAAAACACAGTAGCGTACAACAGTAAAACCGTAGCGGGTGTTGAGCGCATCTTCTGGGTTGTTATTTCAGCAGGTGCGTCAGCTATTGTTTACTTCTTGAGGGGCTAATGTTAGAACTTTTAATAGGGCCAATATCGTCGTTACTGGATAAGTTAATTCCAGATGCGGTAGAGAGGGATAGGTTAGCACATGAAATTGCAACGATGGCAGAGCGACACGCTCAAGAACTGGCTAAAGCCCAGATTGAAGTTAATAAAGAAGAAGCTAAATCGTCTTCGATGTTTGTTTCTGGATGGCGTCCAGCGGTTGGGTGGATTTGCGCTACAGGAATGGGTTTTAATTTTATCTGCGTTCCTCTTGGGAACTTCGGGTGTGCTCTTGCTGGCGTGGATATTTCGTTACCCGCTTTGGATTTAAGTGAGATGATGCCGGTGTTGATGGGTATGTTAGGGTTAGGCGCTATGCGCTCGTTTGAAAAAACTAAAGGCGTAGCGAGGGATAAGTAATGGCTGAACAGATGGTTACAGAAGACGAACTGTTAAACGGTGATCCTAACCTTCGGGAAGACTCCACAGATTCAAACACGCAAGGAAACTCTAGCTATAGTTTTGACTCTGACATGAGTTATGACGATATGTTAAACGTAATCATGGGTCGTGATGATTATATCTCGCGTCCTCCTAGCTCGGAAAGCGGCTTTTACGTAGATCCAGAAACAGGACAAGCGTACACGAACTATGAGGCAATGAGCAACGAAGATCGTCTAGCCGCTTGGGATGAGTGGTATCAAGAAGCTGAAGCCTATGGTTACGAAAATTTAAACGCTAACGACCAGATGCTTTATATTCAAAACGCTTACCGTCTTGGATACATTGACGCTGCAACTGCTGACGAGATGTGGGAACCACTGCACAACGAAATGATGGTGGCTAACGGATGGACGTTACAGTCAGACGGTACGTGGCGTAGAGAACGAGAAGGCGGCGGTGGACGCACTATTATTGAAACCGCTGAAGCTCCTACATTCTCTGGCGGTAACTACGGAGAATCAGGTGCTTGGGACGGTTCTATTCAAGGTGAAGACACTCCCGGCGTATTCAGCGAAAACTACGCTAACATGAACAACCAGTGGAATAACTACGAAAGAACAGTAGAAGGCGCTTCTGGATTGCAAGGTTTGTTTGCCACAGTAATGAGCGAAGTTGCTCCTATTGTTGTTAAAGGAACTTTAGCGTGGGCTACAGGACAGGCGCTTAATCCTCTGATTATTAGTGCTCTAGGCAGTGCAGGAATTACTGGCTCTGCTGCTACAGCGATTGCATCAGCAGTTTCTTCACAAGTTGCTAACGGGTTTATCAACGGAGAAATGAGTCTGGAAGGTGCTCTAATGGCTGGCCTCAGTGGATACCTGAGTGCTGGAGGCTTGGAAGACTTAATAGGTGAGGCGTCAGGAACCTTCGATGAACTGATGACAACCCTGAATGAGGCAATGGAGTTAGGCACTGGAAGCGAGTTTGTAGCCGCTATGGTTCAAGCTGGCGCAACTAACGTGCTAATGCAGTACGCAGCTACAGGCGAAATTGATCCTCTGTTGCTCGCTTCGTCTTTAGCTACAGCAGGTTTAGTAAGCGAACTCAGTGACGTAGTACAGCAAGGCTTTGAAAACGGTACTATTACCGAAGACGAATTTGATGCTTGGCTGGAAGAGCAAGAAGGATTAGAGCAAGCGTTTATTGACGCAGACATTAAAGACCCCTTCTTGAATCCTAACTATACAACTGTAGGCGAAGGTCTCATGGTTGATGCGAACGGAAACGTATTCAACTATGACGGCGACAACATGGGAACCATGGATGCGTTAGACATTGATGGCGACGGAATGCTTACCGGAGCTGACTTGCAAGAAGTTACTGTAGATGCTGAAATTATTCCTGTTACTGGTTCTGATTTTACAGTACAAGAAGGAACTAGATATTACAAAGATACCAACGGAAATCTTGTAGCGCAAGGTGACATTACTGGTTTACGTGTTGACAGAGATACTGGAAATTATGTAGACACAGACGGAAATGTTTACGTTTATGTTGGACAAGGAACCTCTGCTGGAGAAGTGTTTGATCCGCAAAACGGCATATTAACAGGAGCGGATGGTACAGTTCTTGCTGTTTACAATCCAGACGTAGGTTGGGTAGACACTGAAGGAAACTATGTAGGAGCAGCTAAAGAAGAATATTTAAATTACTTATCTTCTGGAGATCCTTCTGGAGCTACCCAAGGCTTTGGAATGACTCAAGAAGATTATGACAACATGAGTGGTCAAGAGCTTGTTGATGATTTATTTGTTCAACGCGGCGCTGACGGTCAGGTAAGAATGACTACAGAAGAACTTTCTGCTGTTATGCAAAAGTTTGGTTCCGTAGAAGAGTTTGAGCAGTATATGCAAGAACAAGGAATAGGAGTCAATGTTTCTGGAGATACTGTTGTTTTAGTTGGAGGAGCTTTAGACGGTTCAGATGAGGGTGTGTGGAACATAACAGACGGAACTGATCCGCTAGATTTATACGGAGAGCCTAATGAATTATCAGGCACTTTGTTTGTTGATCCTGACTCTCCTGACATTTACGCCGTAGAAGAAAGCCCGTTTGCTGAAGAACCTGTAGAGCCTGAGCCTGTACAGCCTGAAGATGTACAAGAAACAGAGCCTGAACCTGATCCTACGGACAGCATGGAACAACCAGAAACAGGAGTAGAAACAGCGCCGTCAACACCGGCTCCCGGAGTTAATGCCGAACTAGAGCAGCTTGAAGAACAGTACCAACAAGCTGTATCTCAGGGTGATTATATAACAGCAAATATGATATTGGCTCAAATTCAACAAATGCAGCAAGAGCAGGTTGTTGAAGATGATGTTACAAACATTTTTGAAGATACAGCATCAGCAATAGAAGACGCAGGCGGGACTTTTCAACAAGAAGTTTCTCCAGAAAAACCAGAGGTTTTATTTGGCGGCGGAACAGAAACAACAGAGCAGCCTGTCGAAGATAACAGAACGCAATGGCAAAAAAACAAAGACTTTATTATTTCGCAAGTAGAAGCAGGCACAGCTACTGACGGACAACAGGCTTGGTACGATCAGTGGGTAGAGGCAGGAAGCCCAGATACTCAACAAGGTATGGTGCAGGGTGACGCAGAGAACGGAACAGCAGGAACTACTGAACCCGGAGCAGGTGGTACAGGAACAGAAAACGACGATTTTGGTGGAGGCGCAACAACTCCCGGATCAACTGTAGGAGGCACACCAGATAGACCTACATCTCCTGTTGGATCTACTACTCCGGGGCCAACTCTCGGTTTTGGGCCGGGCCAAAGTACAGGGCTTCCGGGATCCGGAGACGGCGGTGGCGGTGGTGGAGGCGCAGGACGCGGAGGAATGATGACTGGTGGGTTTAAGCCAGCGCCTTTTCAGACCTTTCAATCTGGTATTAGCTATACCGCACCAACAATTCAAAGTTTAGTACAGTCGCCGCAAGTAGATTATGTAGCTGCGTTAAACAACATTATTAATAGGGGTATGCTTACATGACATACTTAGACTTGGTTAACAACGTACTGCGTCGTATGCGAGAAGACGAAGTATCGAACGTTTCTGAAAACACTTACAGTAAAATGGTTGGTGACTTTGTTAACGATGCAAAAAAATTAGTAGAAAACACATGGGACTGGTCTGCGCTTAGAACAGTAAAAACAATATCTACCGTTGACGGAACCTATGTGTACGCTATTGCAGACAGCAAGGATACTTACAAAGACCTCACTGTTGTAAACGACACTGACAACATCTTTATGGAGTACAGACCGCAATCGTGGTTTGAAGAGCAGTACTTTATTAACACTCCAGCCGAAGGATCTCCTCAGTATTATACTTACGACAGTCTCGACAGCAACGGCGACACTCAGATCAGT